GGTAATGTGTAGGTCGTTGTCCCAACAACCAAAGGCAATGTGTTGTTTTGCACTGCCCAATAATTTATGCCTCTGTTCGCCCACTCACTGAACAAAAGATTAAGACTCCTGCGAGCTGCAACAGCTTGATAACCTGTAATGCTCTGAGAGTCCATGCCACAGCGTTCATACGCTTCAGCAATGATCTCTTCAATGTTTGGTCGGAAAGCAACTGATCCTGAAGTAGCCATCAGACAGACTCCTCGATAAGTATCCCTTCAAATGTCGCTGAAACAGCGTTGATTTGATTTTTGTTACAAATAGCTCTGACTTCCACATCTGTTTTTTCTGGCAACCTTAACGGGTACAGGAATGGGAAAAGAATCTCACTACCAGTTACGTCTATTTTTGTAGCAGTTCTGAAAACTCCACCAAAATACCTAGTCATGAACCGTATCGTCATATATGCACCAGAAGTGTCTGTTCCGTGAGTTGCAGTACCTTGGTTCAAATATAATGTTTTACCAGCAGGAACTGTGTAAACAGCCATCAGCGTTTGGTTCTCACCTGCTGTTATCTGTGCATAAGTCGTGCCACCATTGGCAACTGTTATGTTTCCAACTGGTGATGATGCACCAGAAACATATGCCCTGAAAACCCTGCGGTATGTACCTGTTGTATTAACTGTTCCAGAGCCATCTAAAGTTACTTCTTCGTTTTGCTCTGCCCAATTATCATCTAACCCAAAGACTGTGACTTTAACCCCAGCATCTGACGCTACAGAAGCAGAGGCAACTGTCATTGTTAGAGCAGAACTCGGGTAAGTATAAATACCACCAGCGTCCCAAATAGTCTCATTAACGTTAATGATGTTTGGGTTATACCCGTATTTAAAAAACTGCGTGTGCCAAGGAACTTGGCTTCTTGAGACTTGGAGTTCAAATGGCTCCGTTGTCCCGACGCGACTTATGGAAGAAACTTGAGCCATTTGATTTTCTCCTTGTTAATACTCTTTAGCCACCCTCAGAACTACTTGATAAGCGTCTCCAGCAGCAGCTGAACCTGTCGTGGTGAATTTAATGTCACCAGTTGGGCTTGTGCCGTAAGAGGAACTTGAAGGAAGACCACCGAACTTCTCAAAATTGTGGTAACCCTGTTGGCTTTCAGCAAGGTGCATGATGATTACGTCAGTGGTGGCATCTGCCAACACCTCAACCGTCAAACCCTCAATAATCCACCAACACTCAAGTATTCTGACACCTGTGCATGTATCCCCGTTAGAACTAGGTACTAACGAAGATACATCGATCTTAGTGACCGCACTCTCGTTACCAGTGTCAACAAACTGGTATTGAAAGGAAAACACAGCTTCACGAGGGTTATCAGCTATCGTCGTTGAAGTAACGATATCAGCCATTATTCACCCTCCTGATTATGAGAGGTTGTTATTCTGCAAATACAGAACAGTTACAGTTGCGGCACCTGCGGTTGCTGCAGTTCCTGTCTGATTATAAGTGACTGTGACATCAACATCAGTTGTGCCAATATCAATCAAGTTGCCAATCTGAGAAACATCAGAGGTCGCAAGAACCCGAGCTTGAGAGCCAACAGCCAATGCATCTGCATACTGATCAGCAGTTGAGCCATCACCAATATCAAAAGTATTAGTTGTGCCTGCATCAAATGCAGTCGTCACATCTACAGTGATTTGGAAAATTTGGCTGTTTGCAGGAACAGTTGCGACTACAGTTGTAGTGCCATCATCTCCGAAAACTACATTTGCACTTTGTGCCATTAAAACAAAGCCAACATTTGCCTTGTCTGTTCCGACTGTAGTGCCAGTCGTTTCTTTGATTGTCCCAGCCTTAATTGGTCCGGAAAAAGTAGTGGTAGCCATAATATTCTCCTGTCGTGGCTAATGTCTGCCGAAGCAGTCAGGATTCAAGAAAGGGGAGAGCTATGCCCTCCCCCTAACGCTTATGGATTAAGCTCCTTCGGAACCGAATACACCGCGCCAATCAGTAAACCCGAACGAATATCGCTCGCGTACTTTATAGCGGACGTTGCCAGTTTCAAAATCACCTTCCATGCCCTTCTTGAGCGGTGAACGCTGGAAGTGCTTAAGACCATCAGGCACATCGGTCGTAACGAACCATGCGTCTGAATCGGTCAGACGACGCATAACGTGATAGCCCTGTGGCAAGTAGCCTCCAGCGCGGATCGCGTTGATGTCGTTGTCTGCAGTTCCAGTTCTCAACTGAGACTCAAGCAAACGCTCTGCAACAAAAGTGTATGCAGTTGGGATAACCAACATTCTACCTTGTGCTGCGATTCTCAAACCACGGTCATCTTTCATGTCCGCGATATTGATGAGAATTTGCTCAAGAGAAGTCTCAGAAAGATCAGCAGCAGTCGAGAGCGTGTTTGACTGGTTGCCAGATCTAGTTGGGTGAGATGTGTTACACAAGGTAACTCCGTCACCGCCAGTTACACCAGAGCCACTGAACGCATTGTTCAGAACGTTTGCTGCTTTGATTTCCTTTGTGGAAGCCATTGAGCGAGCAAGTGCTTTGGTGTATCGGGATGCGATCGAGCCATAGAGTCCATCTTCTTCAGCTTCTTCAGTAATACTGAATGCCAAAGCAATGGTCTCGTGCTGGTAACGTGCTGTCCACTGTTGTGATGCTGCGTCATAAGAGATCGCTGCACCTTCAGCTTTCACTGGTGCGTTACCAAAACCTTCCAACAGAACATCTTCCTCGAATGCTTTCTGAGAAGTGTTTTGCGAGAAGACTGCTGACCACTCAGGTGGGTATTGGTCGTACTCTAAGCCAAAGAGGGTATTGAGTCCTGGCTCAAGCATTTTCGCAAATTGCGCTCTATTCATTGCCATTGTCTATACCTCCTTAAATTCCGGCTGTCTGCTTCAAGAGATGCTCATTGATGAGCACTTCCATAACAGCATTTGCGCCAAATGAATTTTCTGGTGCGTCGTACAGAGCAATGATCTTGCACTGTGCGGCGGTTGCTGCCATGGTTCCTGAAATTTCAAAACCAGACTGACCTGTTGTTGTTGAACCTGCACCAGCGACAATATCAGCACAGTTGCCGATGTTGGTCTGAGCAGGGGAACCAGCTGACTGGACCTTGAACACAATGTACGGATCGTCATAGACGTAAGCTATGATATCTGTAGCGGTTGTGCCAGAAGGCCAGTATTCACTGTAAACATAAGAGCCATCACTTGCAGTGTATGAACATCCGCCAAATACACCAAGAATATTTACTTCAGTTGCGCCAGCAGGTTGGATTGTTCCATCCGCTGCCATAATGACAGCATCACCATTAAAGATGTTTTCTGCCAAGCCTGAAGTTATGGTGTATTTATTAGCACGAGGTGCATAACCGCTCATGTGGCGAACTGGGACGAACCCAAAGGCTGCATCTGCATTTGCCATATTTACTACTCCTTAATCGCAGTTAATCGTCAGCCATGACGGAAAGATCCCGACCACGACTACTTGTTGATTCCCGATTTTGTGATATCGGGATGCCCCCAGATCTTGCCATCGCATCAAGTTCTCCTGGAATAGACTCGTTTTGCTCAACATTCTTACCACGATAGTAGTTTTTCATTGAGTTAAACTTGTCTTCTGGCATTTCACACAAAATCATGCCTTCAATTCCTATCGAACCTGCCCACTGTCCATGATTGATAGTTGGGAATCTCTTATCCTTCACAGTATCAGCAGGGCGAGGGTTCCAGCCAGCTCGCATACGTTTGTATACGTTGTCTGGATTCTCCTTACCCTGAATCGAGGTAGCTATCCATCGTTGAACCATCCCAGCTCTGGGTTCGGGTGCGTCCAACAATGATGGTGGTTTCCAAGCTGTTTCTGGTCTAGCCTCTTCAGCTCGTTTTTGAGATCGTGTTCCTTGTGCGCGTACATTTCTGCTTTCAGCCATGATTAGCTCCTGTTCTGTTTTCGTATTTCATCCGCATATAGCTTCAGACTTTTTTCATCACGAATACCAAGTTCTCTCGCCATTCTCAACTGATCTTGCGACATACGAACCCGATTCCCTTTGTAAGCTCCCGAACCGCCAGCAGTTGGGGCGACTGGTACTCTGCTTTTTTCCTTCGGCTTACTAAGTTCTTCAACTTCTTCTCCCGAGTTTAACTCCGGAAACATCTTTCGTAAACGTTTATCTAACACATCGTAGTATTCAGGGGACTCTTTATCGTACCCCTCAATGTCTAACTGTACATCAATTGCACGGGCTGCGTTAGTTTCACGCTCATATCCTTGGGAATTGAACCATTGGTTCTTCTCCCACCACTGCATTGCCTTCTTAGGTGCTGGCCTTTTAGCCATTTGCTGTGCTCTACCAACGGTAGGGGACACACTTTCGTTTTGCCGCTGCATTTTTTGCAGCTCAGCAATCCTCATTGCAGCCCTCATATCGGCTAATTGCTCAGTAAAGTCCAATTGAGCCTTTGTATCGCCTTCCTCAACAGCTTTTGCCAATGCATCCTTGGTTTGCTTGTATCGGACGTTGAATTCGTTCTCAACTCGACTCGTATTCCCCTTTTCTAAGCGGTCAAGCCTAGATTGGAGCTGTGCCATTTGCTCTTGATACTGACGAGTCTGCAATTCTGCTTGTCGTCGTTGATCAACTAGCTTTTTAATCCGGTTCTGAACCTTCTTGCTGTACTCTTCTTCATCAGAATTGTCTTCTTTGGCCAATTCTTTAGGTTTTTCAGCTTCAGGCTCTTTTACCTCTTCAACAAAGTCTTCTTCAACTTCTATTTCCAAGGGTTTTTCTTGATTTTTGTTGGCTTTAGCTTGAGACCGTGCA